GTTTGTCCTACGCTGGCGTCCAAATCCAGCGTAGCGTGGTCTGGCCCACGTCACCAACGGGCGGCTTATCTTCCCACTCAGTTAGAATAGGAGACTGTAACCAACTATTATACTCGTACCGGTCATACACCTCGTAGGCCTGCCATCTCGGTTGTGGAAAATAACCGGCTGGTAAGGTTTCGACTGCAGTACTCGCAACACGTAACCTATATTCGATCCTTTGGTAATCCTTATGGAATCGCCATTTGGTTCGAGCATTGTCACTGTGTTCCTTTACGCGCCCAGGAAATCGAGATTCATCTGAAATGTCGTCGTCAGGGTTACAATATATGTAATTATCCCTTGGAAGAAAGGCCAGTAAAACCTCCCTAGCGTGGTCGTAACCACGATCATACAACCTGTTGATCAAGTCGATCAGACCTTGGTACATACATGGGTCAGCATTGATCATTCCTTTTACCTTTAACAGTAAAATGACGATCTCGGCCCCCCCTAGGAAATATCCTCCGCATGACTCCCGGAAGAGACGAGTTCCATAAAAACTCTTTTTGGAGTTTACGCTGAAACCCATCGCAGTTAAAAGGGATATCATGTCGTCCGCTTGACAATTCGGACACACAATATCGTCGCCGAACACACAGCAACCATCTTCGCAGGAAGGAACGCCAGAGAATACGGCGACCTCACGCTCTAGGTAGTTACTGACGGGTATCTGATTTCTTTTAAGATAGTCACAGAGCATTAAAACTGCTGTGAAAACGACCGACTGCACCGGGAAGCAGAGAGCACTACCCATTGGCGCGAATTTATTCACGTCGACCATCTTGCCTAACGGAGTTAAGACCACCGAAGTACGTGTCCCCTGAAGAAAGGAAACAAGTTCCGGATCGAAAACACTCTTAACTATGTCGTTATGCAACCTATCAGATGCACTAGATAGATCAAGTGTTGCAAAATCTCCATCACGACTAGCCTTCCGAGCCGCTATGCGGTTGTAAGACTGATCTCGTATATGGATGACCTTCGAGAAGACTGACCTATTAATGCCCCTAACGAAAGCGTTCGCTAAACCCTGCTGGGCCCACATGTAAGTCGTAGGCTCCATGCAGATACTCCTTACTGTCTTATAGTCCTTAGGGACGAAAGACAGACGGGAGTGTTCAATCGAACGATCCGCTTCGGAAAGACGGCCCTTCTCCCACAGATCTTCGTCTGGTAACAGAACAGAGATGCGGGGATAGCTGGTTTCCGATCTTGCAGCTGCAAGAATCGAACTGTCCACCTTCTCGGAGTAACGAATCCCGGCCGTCTTCTTGAAGTACGACCGTTTGCAAGACTCCTCGCTAACATACCCGGGTCCATGACGGAAAGCAAAGTCGTCATAAAAAACGCGGAACCCAGATCCTTGGACAACTGCCCATAGATCATCGAGCATGTGTTGCGGTATAGTATGTTTCTCCATTTCATATTCCACTTCGCACCAAGCTTGAAACGCTCTGGTTTCGAAATTAGGATCCACAAATTCGGTTTTCTTACCGAACCATAGAAACGTGAAAAGGAAAGAGAGCACCCCAGGATCAGACGTTTCGTACCACCGCTGATATTCTCGGAAAACGGGTGTTCTCCGAAATTCGTGGTGAAGGCTACGAATGTCGACACCGTCATCAGAACGCGTCACTGAATTCGCGAGCAAATCGCCTAACTCAGCTAATCGTCTAACTGTGCCACGATAATCCGTGATAAACTGCCCATAAAGCTTATAGATTAGGCAGAGTGGTTTATCGAGATCTACTGGACTATCAAGAAGAAGCGCTAACCAAGATTGAACGAGGATGGTAAGGTTTCTACCATTCATTCCATCATGGAGGGGGAGAAAATCTAAGCTTCTAACGGCTTCGACCCTCTTCAGACCCTGCGGTGAAAGGAGCATCTACGCAAGCGGGAGCTTGGTGATGCCGTACGCTACGGCACTCGCGAACTCTAGGCTCGGGGCACCTGAGGTGACAGAGACGAATGTCAGACCATAAACCGCACTTGTAAGATTGCGGATTTGGCTAGCACTCACTTTGCCATTGACGGGGAGCACCCAGAAAAGGCCACATTCAATGTCCTCACCGGGTTGGTTAATCGCATCCGCGTCTTCGATCAAGGTACTGGTCAACAGGCGGAGTGTCACGCGTTTCTTGCGATTTTTGGCCTTTGGGCCATCCAAAGCAATGCGCACAACAACCCACAAATCGATCGACTCGTCGCCTGTGATATACTTATACCACACAGCTGTAGCGAGACCGCTCGGGTCCGTGACTTCCTTGACGCGCTCAAACAACGACTTCGTGAACATTACGACGTCCACGTTGTTATCAGTCGCTGAAGTAGGAACTTTGTTCAGAGTTAAATCATTCACTGCCATGTATAGATCTCCCTTTCGGAGTATCGGCATGCGTTGGACGAATTATCCATCACTGATCACCTGATGTCCAAGTTGATACAGGATAGAAAGGAGTATACCCTTATCCGGGGGATACTTGGGTGATCCAAAGTCAATCGTCGATGCTAAAAGCATCGGTACCCTTTTACTCACCTCACGAAAGTAGACGGTGAACTCAGGGCTCGTTGAGGAGCTGGACGGCTCGATCTTCTGCGAGAGCAGCAGATCCTTTGGTATGGGGCCATTGATCGTGAAGGAATGTGTCAAGTTCTGCACATCCAACATCAATCCTATGAACATGGAGTCCAACACATCGAGTCTTCCCGACAAGTTGACGAAATAATCTACAAACCATGACCACGGGATGAGATCCCAAATGTTAGATGACCTTGGAAGTAAACCCAAGGCATCGAGCTTGAGAGTTGCGATTACAAAATCGTTGCTCGCTCCTCCTAACCGAACTTTCGTTCTAGTGGTCAGACGCAGATCCTTAAAACCATACACGTCACCAAGATTGTACGTAAATTTCCCGTTCAAAGTGGCTGGTGATTGGAGTTTCCTAAGAGCAGTCCCGATCTTTGAAATTTTGGAGGATATCTCTGTAGCATTAGATACTACAGGAGACCAACCGAATTTCGCTAAAAGATATGTCCCGGAAAAGAAATCCGCGATCCTAAGCGCACCCTCTATAACGCGCCCATCCAAGAAAAATCCGGATGAAGCTCGTCCGCCCTCGAAATCCATGAAGGCGTGGAGAAGACCAATCAGGTCGGGTGCAAGGTGGAAAAGCTCTTCAGCCTCGTATATAACCTCGAGGTAGTTTGTAGCAAGAGCCCGGTAGTGACCTAGGGCGTCTGAGAAAGAATACATCACAGACGGACGAAACAGGGAGAGATTTCTCGCGAAAAAGTCGTACGTCGATGAGACGTAGGTAGACTTCCCTTCATCCACGAGGTTCGGTATATAGGAACCGACATCAATAGGCACGGAATAAGGAAAACATCTCCCGCCCAGTGCTTCTTCAGGCAGTTCAGTCACTTTTTCTCCGGAAAACGTGTACGTGTCAGGCTCGAGAATATCCCAGCCATGAAACTCACTATTGCCCGGAAGACCGAAGAGGGGTCGAACAAACGACCGTGTTTTGTACCTAAATGTCAGAGCATTTTTGATGATGTCTCTGCCATATTGATCTGAGAAGTTTCCCGGATCATTCAGGTAGTAGTTAAAATCAAGATCGATGTCAAGAACTCGAAGAACATACGGGCCCCAGTGATACGAAGTATAACTGATGCCGTTATGACGAACCTTGACGTTAGAAATCGCTTCACCACCACCGTTCCCACCATAACCCCAAACAGGGTTGAGAGGCAGGGGTACAGTAGCTGTCATTCCAAGATGGAATAGATCGCTATTAGTCTCCTCAATGGTTTTCAGCCTAGAAAGGACATCCTTTAGGGACATCGTCACCAGGTAAGCACCATAGTATTGGGAAAAATGTGACCCGATATTGTACGGAAGGTTATGATCGTACAAGTAATAAGATGGCCAACCATGACTACTCTCGTAGTTCTGGTCAGGCTCGGGTAATTGAAAACCGAACCAATCTACATGCTTGCCTAAATCATAACTGTACAACTTCTGAGCTATACGCTTCACACCTCCAGAAAGAGAGATGTGACCAACTTGATTATCCCGAGTTGGGACGTTGGGTGTCGACGATAAGGTTCGGAAAGCTTCACCGATAGGTTGACCGTATTTATGAAAGTCAACAAAGCCGTCAAACTTCTTTTCCTCGTCAGGCGGCAGTCCCCTATTTTCATAGAGGCGCGTTGGGCTTGAATTTCCAGTCGCACCGTAAAAGAAACGAGGGTTTACCCCGTCAATCAGTACAAAGGAGGTATTCAAGATAGTCGTTATAATATCGTAAGATGTGTAGGTGATTCCCGGTTGGTAGACAACCTCGAGAGGATAGTGAATCCCCCTAATTAATCTACCAACGGTCATCGAACCATCACCCGATCCAGCGTTATATGTCAGTGCCATCAGGGATGAACATCTCTTCGTATTCCACAGTCGTAGTGGGTTTCTTACGACGCGGTTGCGACTTCTGCTCTACCGAAAACAACCAGGTAACAGCAGATTTGTCCACGATGATCGGTACGGAAATTGAAACCGGAGCCCGACGAGCGAACATAAAGGACCCTGGTTGGAGTCCATCGGTGCCTGTAAAGAAGCCCAGGCTGAGGTAAGCTGCTTTGAAGTTTTTGCGCTCCATAGCAGTGCCAAGAGAATGAACACCATGCAGCAGGACAACGCTACCAGCATCAATGACATGAAAGGAACGGAAGTCCCCAGTGCGGATAAGTTCATTCCGCGGGATGTCAGTGGCGAGAGTGTTGTCTTGCATGATGGCGTACCAACCAAAAGATTCGGAGTCAACCAAATCAAACTGGCTGGCCATACGATGAAAATTGGCTTGGCTCTTGCCAAACAAGAACGAGAAAAGCGTTGCTTCATCCATTGTCAATTCTCCAAGTGGCGTAATAAACGAAAACCTCAAAATTAATTGAGGCGCTCGTACATGACGTCACCTCGGCGGAAACGGGATAACCCGCGATACGTTTGAGAGTCTTCACATGGCACGCGATGAAGCTATGCAATGTTAGAACACGGGGCTTTGCCCTGTAGTGACAGCCTCGCGGTTGTCACTTCCAGCATCGTCGTAAACGACGTGGACGTGGGGCTTGCCCTGTAGTGACCCCTCG